TAAAAAGATAACAATATTTATAATTAAAAAAATTGATTTTATAAGACAATATATATAAAAGAATATATATATATAATATACTATAATGGATAATTCCATATCGAATAAAGATATTTGGACTCTAATTGATCTATTATTTAATACTAAAAATGTATTGTATAATATGCATTATTTATCTTTTCAACAATTTATTGAACATAATATTATGTCAGAATTAAATAAAAGATATGTAATTCATGAAAATATAATAGGTAATAAAATTTATAGATATTCTTTACAGTTTGAAAATATTATGTTAAAAGCTCCATCTGATGATTTTGATTATGATACTATTACTCCAAATGATGCAAGAATTAGACACATTAATTATAGTAGTAAATTAATTGTTGATATAAAAGAAATACAAGAAATAATAAATTTAGAATCAAATACAGTTGACGAAAAAGTTTTATATCATGAAAAGAAGATTAATATTGGTGCCATACCAATAATGGTACGATCTAAATATTGTACAACTAATATTAAAAAAGATATTCCAAATTTAGAATGTCCATATGATCCGGGATGTTATTTCATAATTAAAGGATTAGAAAAAGTTGTAGTTTCGCATGAAAAAATTTGTCCAAATAAAGAATTAATTTTTCCAAAGAAAGATATTAATTTTCCAGATGGTATAATGTATAGCATGCAAGTGAACTCAAAAGCTCAAGACAGTACAAATACAAATATTACATCAATTAAAATGTTAAAAGATAAGTCGATTGTTTTGACAATGCCTCATTTTTCAGAAATTCCAATATTTATATTTTTCCGGGTTTTAGGATTTGAAACAGATATGGATATTATTAATTATATTGTGTATGATAATACAGATGTTAATATGATCAATATGATCAAACCATCGTTAAATAATAGTTTATTAGAATCATATAAAGATGATAATGGTGTAGATCATATGATTATGACAAAAGAAGATGCAGAAAACTATTTAATACAAAAAATGAAAACTTCAAGAAAATATAACGAAACAAATTCAGAAATTAGACAGATTCAGAAAAGAGAGCATCTATTAAGTATTCTTGAAAATGAACTATTTTCACATATGGAAAAAGGATTTTTAGAAAAAGGTTATTATTTAGGCATGATGTGTAATAAACTTTTACAATGTATTTTAAAAAGAATTGAACCAGATGACAGAGATAATTTTATTAATAAAAGAATTGATTTGCCTGGTGAATTAATGGCACGATTATTTGAACAATATTTAAAAAAAATGATTAATGAATGTTCAAAAAATTTAAAGAAGCGAATGGGTGGTTTGACTACAGATACCAACCCAAGTAATATTATTGGTTTAATTAAATCAATGACTATTGAACAAGGTTTTAATACTGCTTTAGCTACTGGTAATTGGGGATCAAATAAAAAAAAAGGTGTTGCCCAGCCATTACATCGTCATAATTATTTAAATACAATCTCATATTTTAGAAGAATTATTACTCCATCACCAGATACAGCTACTAGTAAAATGGATAAAATGCGTCATATCCATAGTGGGCAATATGGTTTTATTGATCCTATTGAATCACCTGATGGTGAAAAAATTGGTATTCAAAAACATTTAGCATTATCAGCAAGTGTAACAATTAATTCTAAAGAACAATCAAAAATTATTAAAGATTTATTAGATGACAAAACTGAAATATTTACATATCTTACAGATATACCGCCATTTAAAATTAAAATACTTACTAAAGTTTTTATTAGTGGTCAATGGTATGGAATGACAGATAAACCAATTCAGCTTGTAGAATATTTAAGAATGATGAGAAGTAAAGGTGTTATTGATAAAATGGTTGGCATCTCACATCATTTTAAGATGAAAGAAATTAGGATTAATACAGATGGAGGAAGATTATATAGACCATTATTAAAAGTTAAAAATAATAAATTATTATTAACTAAAGAAATGTTAGAAGAAATAGATTTGAATACAAATATTAATTCCAATAAAATATCATCTTGGAATGATTTTATTTCAAAATATAATGACGTCATTGAATATGTTGATTGTGAAGAATCAGAAAATTTAATGATTGCAATGACAACTGATATTCTGAAAGATGAAAGAAATAAAATGTTAAACAAAGTTTTAAATGATAATGATAGTAATATGATTAATAGGTATAATAATGTTTATCGTAAATTTACACATTGTGAATTTAATCCTGCAATGATGTTAGGTTCTGTATCATCTAATATTCCATTTTCAGAACATAATCAATCTCCAAGAAATATTTATAATTTCTCTCAAGCCAGGCAAGCTATGGGTGTTCATGTTAGCAGCTTACGCCATAGAATTGATCTAACATATCAATTATTTCATCCTCAGATACCTATTGTTCATACAAGAATGGCTAAATATACAAATATGTTAAATTTACCATGTGGTGAAAATGTAATCGTAGCTATAGCTTGTTATACAGGATATAATCAAGAAGATTCTATTATTATCAACAAATCCTCTGTTGACAGAGGATTGTTAAGAGCATCGTACTTTACTAAATATCACGATATTATTCAAAAGAACCCTTCAACATCACGTGATGATATTTTTATGAAACCAGATCCTAACCAAACTATGGGTATCCAGTATGGTAATTATGATAAACTTAATGATAAAGGGTATATTGAAGAAGAAACTAGAGTTGACCCTGGAGATTTTATTATTGGGAAAGTTTCGCAAATCCAACCTGATAAAAATAACAGTAATAAAATTTATAAAGACAGTAGCACAAAATATAAATCAGGTGTAGCTGGTGTTATTGATAAAGTTTATACTGGTGTTTATAATACTGATAACTTTGAGATGTATAATGTTAAAGTCAGGTCAGAAAGAATCCCAAGAGTGGGTGATAAATTATGTATGCTAGGTGATCATGAAGTCTTGACTAATAAAGGATGGGTTAAATTTGATGAACTCCATCAAAGATATCATAATAAAGAACACTTTAAAATTGCTACATTACACGAAGGACAATATATTAAATATGATACGCCGATTGATGTTTATGAATGGGATTATGATGGTGATATGTATAAATTAACTTCCCAACAAGCTGAATTTTGTATTACTATGGATCATGAAATATTAGCCAAGAAAAGAAATTTAAATAAATTTAAATTAATTAAAGCAAAAGATTTAATTGGTAAAAGATATAACCTAAAAAAAAATGGTATTATTGATATCCCTGACGTTGAAACAATTAATATTAATAGTAAAATATTTAAAATGAATGATTTACTACATTTCTTAGGAATATTTATTACAAATGGTTATTTGTTAGAAAATAATATTTATATTACAAATATTAAAACTACATATATGTATAATAAAATGGATCTAGATCATGATATATGTGATTCTGAATATATTATTAAAAATAACAAACTGTACAAATGGTTAGAAGATAATAATAATAATATTCCTGATTTTGTATTTGAATTAAATTCTAGACAAGCTAAAATTTTATTATCAAGTCTGCTATTATTTTCAAAAACACAAGAATTTTATACAATGTCAAATAAATTAGCTAATGATGTAATGAAATTAGCTATTCATGCTGGTTGGAGTGCTACAATTAAGCAAGATGAAAAGTTATGTGTATCAATCAACAAATATAAAAATGAACCTCATATTAATAATAATACTAGACAACATGAAGAAATTGTTTATCATAAAGGTAAAGTATATTGTTTAGAAGTTCCTTCACATATATTTATGATTAGGTATAATAATAAAAATGTTTGGACTGGGAATTGTTCTAGACACGCACAAAAAGGAAGCGTTGGTATTTCTCTCCCTACTGAAGACATGCCATTCACTAAAGATGGTATCCAGCCAGATATTATTATTAATCCCTGCTGCTTCACAGGAGAAACATTAATCTCTATGACTAATGGATTGTCTAAGAAAATTAACAGTTTTAGTAGCCAAGGATTAGAGAAAGTATTGACATTTAATGATAAGACAGGTTTTGTTCCTTCGTTCTCATTAGGACTTGAAAACAGAGGTATTAAAGATACTATCGAGATTACAATGTACGATGGAAGAACAATTACTTGCACTCCAGACCATAAGATTAAAGTTAAGACAATTAGTGGATTTGAATACAAAGAAGCTAAAGATATTAAAATTAATGAAGATAACGTTATTATGGGTATCGAATATACAGAAGATAAAGTATATGACGATGAAAAGGATTGGTCATTAAAGGTAGGCGAGTATGAATTTAATTTTAATGATAATTTTAATAGAGAAAAATCATTGGCATTCGCAAGAGTATTAGGATATTTGAGTACCGATGGAACTATATGCTGTTCTAACAATACATATGTTGGTCGTATTAATATGGGTCATATATTAGATGCAGAAGGTATTGTAAATGATATTGAAATTATTACTAATAAATCTCCAAAAATATGTCAAGATCATTTAACATATAATATTAATATTCCAAGTATATTAATTAAATCAATTGTACAATTAGAAGGTTTAATGACAGGTAGAAGAACAACTCAAGAAGCATCATTACCTAAATTCTTATTTGAAGAAAATTGTCCTAAAGCTATAATTAGGGAGTTTTTAGGAGGATTTTTTGGTGGCGATGCTCATGTTCCTTATTTAGTAAAAAATATATTTTCAACAATAAGACTTTCACAATCTATAATCGTTAAATATAAAAAATCATTAGAAAAAAAAATGAATAATATTATACAATTAATGAATAAATTAAATGTGAAAGCTAAGATTATTAGAACTAGAGATTGTCATACTAAAACAGAGTTATACCAAAATGATCCTAGAGTCCAGTGTGAAATTGGTGTTGAATCTAATATTGAATTCTTACAGAATATTGGATTCAGACATTGTTTAGAAAAATCAGCTAAATTAACTATTGCTATTTCATATGAAAGGTTCTATAACAATGTATTAAAACAAACACAAAACTTATTAAACAAGATCGATGATATATTTAATAATGAAAAAATACTGATGAAAGAAGTATTAGAGAAAGCAAGAAATGAATTATATTTAATTGATAAACCATTAGATTCATTCTACTCTACATTAGATTTAACATATGTTAATAATAAAAGAAGACAAGATAGAAAAGATAAACCAATTGTATTTAAACATGATAGGTTTTACACAGCTGAAGAATATATTAAACAACTTGGTTGTGAAGAATGGTTCTCACGTCAAGAAGACGGTAAGATGAACTATATTGTAAAAAGAGAAAACAATTATATACCATATTTTACAATGAAAGTAAATAATATTACTGATGCTGGACAAAATGAAGTATATGATATTGGAGTATCTACGCATCATAACTTTATTGCAGAAGGGTTAGCTGCTTCAAATTGTATTCCGAGCAGAATGACAATAGGACAGCTATTTGAGTGTGTTCTTGGTAAAGCATCTGCGCTATCTGGGCATTTATCAGACGCTACACCATTTGAAAATGTAGATATAGAAGAAGCTAAAAAAGTATTAAAACAATATGGTTTTGAAGAACACGGTAATGAAACACTATATTGTGGTTATACTGGTAAAAAGATGGAGTCACAGATCTTCATTGGTCCGACATATTACTTCAGATTAAAGCATATGGTGTTAGATAAAATTCACTGTTTAACATCTGAACACGATGTATTAACAACTGAAGGTTGGGTTCCAATTAATGAAGTTAAAGAAAATCATAAAGTGGCTATTTTGAAAGATGACAAACTTATATATGAAAATCCTATTGAAATTCATCATTATCCTGATTATAAAGGAAAAATGTATAGAGTTAAAAATCAGGAAATTGAACTTGAAGTAACTGCTAATCATAGAATGTATATTAAAATTAATGATAACTATATGTTAGAAAAAGCTGAAAATATTGTAGGAAAAAAAGTAGCATACAAAAATCATGAGAATAAAGATATTATTGTCAATGACGGAATCATTGAAGATGAATTATATGATTATGAAGGTGCAGTATATTGTTTGACTGTATCCTCTGAAATATTTATGGTTAGAAAGAATGGTAAGTCTGTATGGACTGGCAATTCGAGGTCAAGAGGACCAACAGCCATATTAACAAGACAGCCTACCGAAGGTAGAGCCCGTGAAGGTGGTCTTAGATTTGGTGAAATGGAACGTGATGCCATGATATCTCATGGATTGAGTCAGTTCCTTAAAGAAAGATTTATGGAAACATCAGACCAATACTTTGTTCATATTTGTGATAATTGTGGGTTATTTGCTCGCAAAGTTATAGATAGCAATCATTATATTTGCGATAGTTGCAGAGAAACAAAGAAGATTTCAACTGTTGCACTACCCTATGCATTTAAATTAATGGTACAAGAATTACTTGCAATTAATATTATGCCTAGAATTAGAGCATCATAAAAAAATATATTTTATTTATATAATATTTATTAGTTCATTTATAATATAAAAATAATTTATTTATATTATAAAATGGTTAATTTTAATGATTTTTTAATTCAAAGACGTTTTTCACGTCTTACAAGTGTAACACCAAATATATATAAATTTCCTTTATATTATGATTCTTTTAAATCTGAATATGTTATAAAAGAAGGAGAGGGATTATTTATACCATATGGATGGTATCATTATGTTATTTCAGAAGATGTTAATATAAACACATCACTAAACATTGCAATAAGTCATTTTATGAAATCATCTCTAAATGATAATGAATTAAATACTAATTTATACTATTATATTAATAATAAAAAAAAATATGATTTAATTTATGATTTTAATAAAAATGATATTGATATTGATAATATTATAAATTTACATAAAAAAGATAGCATACCATTTAAATTATTAAATATGCCTAATATTAATATTACTATAGATGATTTAAAAAATACTTTTAATGACGATAAAATAATAATAAATAGTTCAGTAAATAATTTTTTTTCATCTAATTATATTAAAGAATATACGCCTAATAATTGTCAAGAAAATTTTATGAATTTTAATAAGTTTTTAGATACAAATAAAAAAACGTCACAATATAATTATTATCTTATTCAAGAAAGCGAAGAATATTTAAAAAAAATAAAAGATATAAAAATCCCTTATTTTATAAATAATTTAAAAAATCGTAATTTATGGATTAACTTTGGTAACGTTTATACAGTTTTACATTATGATTGTTATGATAATTTTATATGGCAAATACAAGGAACAAAACGTATAATATTATTTCCACCAAGTGAACGAAATAAATTATATATGTATAATCCTTATCCTTTAGATTTTTTACATAGTATTAAACACGATAGTCGGTATTACAATGTTTTAAAATTTTAACTTAAAAAAATAATTATTATAATTAATAAATGTTAAAAGTATTAATATTTATTAATTTATTTTTACACTCTTGTTCATTTTTATCATCATCTCATGTTTTTAATACATGGCATTGTATTGATTTTATAAAAGATATCGATATTAAAAAACCATATGCTTATAATATAGGTGAGTTACCAATGGTTACATGGTTTAATAATGGCAAACCATTATCTACAATTAATATTTGTGGTCATTTGGGATCTAAACTAGATCATGGAAAGGTTACAAATAAAGGATGCTTAATATGTCCATATCATGGTTTAGAATATAATAGTAATAAAACATTTGGCAAAACAATTATATTTCAAGATAAATTATGGTGGAGTTACAAACCTAAAAATAAATTACCACCTGTAATTCCTTTTTATAATAATAAAAATTTTGAAACATTATTAATTAAAATTAATATAGATGCAAATATAGTTGATTGTGCTTATAATACAATGGATATTAATCATCCATCGTATGTTCATAATAATATGTTTGGGTTTGGTAGTCATATTCCTCCTACTAATATTAAAATTGTTGAATATTCAAAAAATAAAGATAAATTAGGCTTATCGTTTAACTATAAATCAAACAGTAATTTAGTTCATTTAAAAAAAGAATTAAAACAATCTAAAAACTTTCATATTTACGAATATCCTTATACTACATGGTCACGGGTTTCATTACCAAACAACCAACATTTATTTGTAAATATTAATATGTTACCATTATCTCCTAATAAAACACAATGGTTGGTAACATTAAAACATAATTATTGGAATAAATTACCATTAGAAAAAAAATTAATGTCTTTTGCTGCGGAATGTATTTTATCGCAGGATAAAGAACAACTATCAAAACAAGCACCAGAAACAGCCCTTAAACAAGCTATTATACATCGTGAAAAAATTACAAACGACGAACATATTAATAAAATGAAAACAATGTTTTCAAAATATAAATATCCTGATCATAAAATTGTATTAGATTTATATAATTATCATAAAAAATCACATATTTATGATTTATAAATCTATTTCCGTAATAACCATGTATACAATATACTTCCAATTACTGCTATATAAATTAATATAAATATGCCAAATAAAGTATATTGTAAAATGTCGATTAGTTTATCATCTATATCTTGTAAATGTTGTTTATATTTTGATTTTAAAGCTATTCGTTCCGTAATATTTAAAACAATAATAAACATATATGCACCATATATGAAAAAATACAATATTATAATGAAATCTGTATAATTTTCAAAGTAATTAATATTTAGTATATATACTATAAATGTTATAAATAATAATAAGATTATAATTCCTATTCCTCCAAAACCAGCATATGCCAAATTTTCTACATGTTTATAGTCATTTGTGTCTATATTATTTGTTTTTATTTTTGCTTTTTCATCTAATATATTTTTATATTTAATTATTTCTAATGATGTCACTATTGAAAATGTTATTACTAATATTAATATTATTGATATTATTATTGATATTATTATTATTATAATATTTGTTTTTGCTGGTTCTGCTGCTGGTTTTGCTGCTGGTTCTGCTAATAATGCTAATGCTGAAACTGGTGGTTCTGTTGGTGTTGTTTGTTTATTTGCTAATAATGCTAAAAATGAAACTGGTGGTTCTGCTGGTGCTTTTTGTAATGAAACTGGTTGTGTATTTGATGCCATTTAATTTAAAATTATATATATATATATATATATAATTTTTCATAAAATTGATTTTTTATTATTAATTTTTATATTATCAATAATAAAGACTATAAATGAAAAATGTCATTGTACTTGGTTTTTCATGCATGGTACAGTATGATACACAGTTATGCTCTAATTGATATAATTGAGAATGAGTCTAATCCAAACTCTGCCCTACAACCTCAAGGTTTAGAACTACCATTCAACATAACTCAAAAACTTTCAGGAATGGCTTACAAGTTGAACCAGCGTCTTAAGAAATACAATAAAAAAGTCACAGTTGAAGAACTTTATCCTGAATTTGAGTGGGTCAGACCTTCTATACGTATATCAGGTATAGAGGTAATTTATATTAGTAGTTTTCTTGAGCAAATTATTGTCTACAACAATGCTTGTATGATTAGTTCCGACTCCGAACAGGGATTTATTAATCTTAAGGAGTTTGTCATAGATACATTCGCGATGGAGTTTTCTTCATCTGAAGTGAACAACTTGATCGAAAGTATAATCAAGTATTTTAAAATCTCTGACTCGTGTGTCATATTGATGTTTATATATCTGTGGCGTCTTGATAGTATTATTCTATATTCAAAAAACTGGAAGAATATTCTTATTGCCCTCATGATGGTGGTAGTAAAATGGAATGAAGATTGGGATTGGTCTAGTGACACGAGCGACAAGCACCTAGAGAACAAAGCATGGGCATTGTTTGCAAATATGGATATTATTGATCTGAACTACTTAGAACTAGATATTTGTAAAAAGATCAGATGGAAGTTTTTTGTCACAAAAAAGCAGTTTGAAATGGCAAAGGCTATAATCCATATAAAGTATTTTGAGTCATAAATTATTATATTTTCTTAATAAAAAATTGATTTTGTATTATATTGAAAAATAGTAATAATATTAAATTAATAAAAATAATTATTATGAATATGTTAATTAATGTCAATGATAATAAGAACAAACATATAGTAAATGTCATTAATGAAACTAAGCATGAAATTGAGAATATAGAAAAACAGCGAGAGCTACTCCGTAATTTTTACATAGAAAATAAAGATAAGGAAAATAATTATGAGAATATTAAGAATTTTTTTGATAACATAATACTTATTCAAAAAATTACAACTGATGTATTTAGCTGTTTTATAAATGATGATAATGATAATTATGAAAACTTTCTTCGTCACTATAAGCATAATTGTGATTATCCTACTGTTGTTGGTTTTGAGCAAAAAGGAAAGGAAATTTTCAAAATAATTTGTGATGATGAAGAGATAAAACTTAATTTTAAAATGGTTCTTCTTGAACATAAGTTAAAGTATTATGAGAATCTTATTAAAAAAAAAAAGATTACACTTGTAATCTCTTGGTTTTATACTTGTGTAATCTTTTTGATTATGGCACTGTTATCAATGTTTGCTGCTATGTTAACAGTTTTGATACTTAATAGTATTATCTACCAGTTCTTGAACACAGCTGTAATGATGAGTCGCGTTCAATGCGTACAATAAATTTTAATTTATATAAATAAACAAAAAAAATTGAATTTTAATTATATAAAAAATATTTGGTATAATAATTTTTTAAACAATAACAATGAATAGTGATCAACTAGTTAATGATATTGAAAAACTTAAACAGCATAATATCCTTATAGAAAACGAGCTACAAGAGCTTCGTATTTTTTACATAACAAATAAAGAAAAATATGATTATGATTATAAATTAGCTAAGATTTTTTTTGATAATTTGAAAAACTTTATTGAAAAAGAAATTATTAGTGATAATTCATCATATCTTAAAAATAAATTAGAAAGTAATGATTATAATAATTATATAATTATTAATTATAATCCTAGTTATAAAAGTATCATAGACAATTGTCTGATTATATCTGAACATTTTAATAATGGCGGTAGTGGTGCTACATCTGATCAACTTAAACAATATAAGCAAGACGTAGATGATAGCTTCAATTTTATTTGTAATTATGTGGAAGAAAGGCTTATTCTTAGAATGCTTATAAATGAAAAGAAGCTCAAGTGTTATGAAAATCTTTTGAAGTTATATCATGTTCCTAATTCTGAGAATCTAGAAATTGACAATATCAATCCCAATAAAGCAGAAATTGAAAAAAACAGTATTATATCTATAGACTTAGACAATGCATACTATAAAATAGAAGAATACTGTTCAGCCTTAGATGAGGCATACTCTAAAATTAATAAATATGAGAAAAAGCTTACAGAGCTGTATTCTATGTGCGAGAAACCAGAATCTGTGACAACTAGTGTAATCTTTTTGATTATGATAGTGTTTTATGTAATAACAGTAACGACAGTAGTTTTGTTGGTTAATTATAACTATAACTATAACATAGATATAATGCATCATTCTATGCAATGTAGCCAAAGTACTAGAATTATTGATAAGCATAATAAACTTAAAGATATTATGATTACTAAGCTATGATAAATATAAATTAAAAAAATAAATTTTTTTATATGAGATATTTATAATTTTAATGTTGTTAAGATGATAAAGATAAATACGTACTTAGTATTCATATTTTTTATAGGTACAATGGTAAAGGCAATTTATATATCAGCTTCTGCTGAAGCAAGGGCAAAGTCTGCTGAAGCAAGGGCAAACATAGCTGAAAAAAAATTAGAGGAAACACATTCTAATATTGAAATGATGCTAGACCTTCGTAAAAATTTTATTATAACTGTAAAAAAAATAAAATCCGAATTTTTGGAGTACAATAAAAAATTACAAGAAGCATATTCTGAAATCACAGAGTTAAAGAAAGTTTTGGCTAATACAGAGGCTAATGCAAAGACTATACAAGAAAACTAAAGTTACTTTATCTTGTACTTTTTAATTCTTTATTAATCAGTCTTATAGTTTAAAAAAAATTGATTTTTTTTTATTATAATATATCTATTATTTTAAATGCTATTGAATTATTCTCAAGATGAAAGAATATGAGCTTGGACCATATTATATTATCATCATAATCATGATGGGTGTCATAGCCTCAGCAAAGGCTAGGGCAACCTTTGCTGAGGCTAGAGCAATCTCTGCTGAAGCTAGAGCAATCTCAGCTGAAGCTAGGGCAAACTCTGCTGAAGCTAGAGCAATCTCTACTGAAGCTAGAGCAATCTCAGCTGAGGCTAGAGCAACTTCTGCTGAAGCTAGAGCAATCTCAGCTGAGGCTAGATCAACTTCAGCTGAGTCTAGGACAAACTCTGCTGAGGCTAGGGCATCAGAGACATACAATGAACTCAAGAAAGCAGATGACAAATACAAACTGTTATATTCTGTAATGGAAGATGACAAGAATGACTTTGAAAATGCACTCTCAAAACTCGAGCAGACAAACACCGAACTCAATGAAACACGCGCTGAACTCGAGCAGACAAACACCGAACTCAATGAAACACGCGCTGAACTCGAGCAGACATACGTCGAACTCGAGCAGTCATACGCCAATCTCGAAGAGTACAAGAAAGTTTGCAAAAATGCACTCTCTAAATTCTCCTAACTTAAACTTTGTTTAAGAGCAAGTTGTTAGTAGAGTTTTTACTTTATTAAATAGAATAATCATTAGTTTAGTTAAAAAAAATTGATTTTTTATTATTATGTAATAACCATAATTTTAAAATGATACTGACAATATACAAAAAAATGCCTTTGACAATCTTAGAGGCTCTTGACCAGCTGGATAAGAAGCAAACAGACCGAGTAGCAAAGTTAAAAATAGAGCTGGATATGAAGAAAAAAGAGCTAAAAACATGGTTTGATACAGAGATGAAAAAAAAGATAGCTCATCTGAAAGCTCAGTTTGCGACAGAGGTTGAACATGAGAAAAAAGCAGCTACTACACTCAAAATACAGTAGTCAAAGAAGAGTATTACTCTGCCACAAACTGTGCTAGTAAACTAGCTATAATAAATATGTTATATTATTTTATTATATATATCCAATATATATATATATATGACATATTAATAAAAAAAATTGAAGTTTTATTATTATGTGATATTCATAATTTTTAAATGATACTGAAACAATAGACAAAATGGATTTCACTATGAATATCCCTAGAACCGTCTCATACTCGAATGCTCTCAAGATATACGATGACTTGAACAATCAGTTCAAAATTGAGCTCGAGAAGAAGGAAAAAGAGATTGTAGAGCTAAAGGCAGAGATCAAGCAGAAGGTTAGTCTCATGTTAGACAATTGGGAGACTATGAATGATAAGGTATATACTGAGAAGAAGAAGAAGAAAGAGCTTGTGAAGAAGCTATCTGAGCTTGAGACTCGCAACGCAGAGCTTGAGACTCGCAATGCAGAGCTTGAGACTCGCAATGCAGAGCTTGAGACTCGCAATGCAGAGCTTGAGACTCGCAACTTGGAGTTCGAGATAGACCTCAATTGGTACTCCAATCAGTATAGCAGATATAGAAACAGAACATCAACTGTGATTCTTGATGAACAAGCTAAACTTGAAGCTCAGCTTGAAGTAAACAGAGCTGAAGGCTTATTTTGAGATATAAATAAATAAGATAGCTCATATGAAAGCTTAGTTTGAAACTGAGCCAGAACATGATAGATAAGTTAGTATTCAAATAGTACAGTCTCCGAAGGAGACTCTAGAGTCAATCATTAAGTGAGTTTCTAGAGTTTTGTTCAGAAATTATACAATAATCAGATAAGCTGATTTTATTTTATTAAAAATAGTGATAACTTTTTTTCATGCTTAATAATATGCTTTAATCAATCATAGTTATATCAAGTATGATAACAAAAAATTGAATTTATATTTGTTTATACACATACAATTAAAAACCATTTAACAAAAAATGGTTAAAAAGGTTAAAAAAGAAGATATAAAAGATTGTGGTTCAACTATATATGAATTACATAATATGTGTTTTTTTCTTTGCTTATATAATGCATTAGGTTATAATCAAAAAGATGAAAAAAATAAAAAACTATTTTATGATAAATGCAAAATAGTTGCAATATATCTTCCAAAAACAGGAGAAATGATTGATACTATACGCGACAATAATGCTATCCGTATTTTAGCACAGCATTTTAATGTTTATATAAAAATATATCCAACTTTAAATACATTTATGTCAGAATATGTATCAGATAATCCAGTCACATTTGGACATTCTGGATCAAAACAAATTAATATAATACATGTTGGTAACCATTATATGTTATTAAATATTGATCCTGATAAATATCAAAATATATCTGAAAAAGAAACATTAGAATTAGCAAATAAAGCAAGACAATACGAAATATTATTTATTGAACAAATTAACAAAGATGCAGAGTTAGCACATCAACTTCAAGAAGAATATATTAAAGAGCAAAAACATACAGAATTAGCAAAACATTTACAAGCTAAAGAAGAACAGAAATATAAAAAATATTTAAAAAATATATATTATCAAAAAAAAAAGATGCTGAACTAGCGTATAAATTAAGTATATGATAGTATTGTAATTTTATTACTTTATGAATATTATAATATTATAAAAAATTGATTTTTTTTTATCTTATGATATCTATTAATTTTTGTTATATTGACCTAGCTCTTCAAACGCTTTAGACGTTCTAAACATTCAAATAGTTCCTACAGCTCACTTATTATGAAGAATATTTTTGGTTATACCAAGGAGAGTGATAGCATTATGGGAAATATGCCCAATATGTCGTCTTTCCATCTTAGCCTGAAAAAACTACTTCTCATGAAGTTAAATCAGTCTCAGAATGCTCAGGGTAATGAGCCACTAAAAAAAACAGTCACTTCTAATACAGACTTTTTAGATTGGTGTAAATATTTAGTACCAGAGCTTCCAACAGATACCGTTATTATTCATCGTGACAAAAAAGCATTAGAACAATTAGCTAAAAAGTTAAACATACAGTTTTGGATTTACTCGGCTGTAGAAGGAAATTACAACTATGTCTCTGAAGCTGATATATTTGGTGATAATCCTCACGGAAAGCTCCAAATGGTAAATTGTAATAACCATTATGTAGCTGTTGATATTAATGTTGATATTGATAAGCTTCCTGATATACTATTTGAAGATGTGTTATCAAAAGTTATCAGTCTTAGCATAAAAACAGCTAAAGATGAAGCTCGTGCTCGGGAAGCTCGGGAAGCTCGGGAAGCTCGTGAAGCTCGTGAAGCTCAGGAAGCTCGGGAAGCTCGGGAAGCTCGGGAAGCTCGTGTTTGGTCGCAGTTGTTAGATGCAAGAAACAACATTGATTCAGAGTTTGCAAGAGTGCTTTGCTTAAATGCAATTCCTCGAGAAAATAATATAATAGATGTAAGAAGAGTATCACTAGGTAATCCGGTCCTTGTAGGTCCTCTTGGTCCTCTTGGTCCTCTTGGTCCTCTTGGTCCTCTTGGTCATCCGGTCCTTGTAGGTCCTTTGGGTCATGTGGGACCTCTGGGTAACCCAGTCTTAGTGGGTCCTTTAGATCCTCTAAATAACCCGATCCTAGCAGCTCTAAGAAGAACTAGGTATCAGTTCTTTTGAATTTGAGTTCATTAGTGACATTATCATCATTTTTCTTTTAAACAGATAATTTTGTTCTTTTAAATCGTAATCTACCATTTTTACATCTAATTACTTTAGGAAAATTATCTATTTGATGAATATCATCAAAGTTTTTTAAAATAGATAATCTCTTTTGTTTTAATTGCTTGTTCATATTATTTAATTTACATAATGACCAATATGGTTCATTATTAATTTTATTTATTATAAATTTATCTATAGCTTCAATAATTAATGGATATTCAAACCAATATAAACGAAATTGTAATGCATCATAAAATTTTAAACTATCAAGTTTATTAATAATACATTTAATAACAATATCTTTATTTTCTATTTTATCATAAATAAGTTTATATATAGTTTGATTATATTTATTATTTTGAATAGCTAATATAATTAAATTTTGCCAAATAATAAAAATATTTTTCCAATTATTATCTTTGATTTTAATATTATTAATAATGTTACTAATTTGTTCAATTATACTTGGTTTATAAATATTACAAATATCATCATTTGTAATATATAGTCTATCTATTTTTATTTGTAAATATGTAAAATTTATAAGATCACTGTCAGTCATATCTTTTAATAAAATAAATTTTTTGAGTATGTTACATTTTTTTATATAATTTTTAATTAATTCCCATTTTAATTTATGAACAAATGTTGAATAATTATTAGGTTTTAAAACATTATAATCAAGGTTTTGTAAATCATCAATGATCTCTAATAACCATTCAGGTTCATTATTTGAAATTTTTTGAATAATATCCGTAACAATAATATTTTTATTTATAATATTTTTTAAATACTTATTTTGCTCTAATATTCGTTTGGGCCTTTCTTCTAATTCAGCAACAGCTATTTTTTTTATATCATCTTGTGTTTTATTGTTATTAATAAGCATTTGTAAAAAGTGCATAGAATGTTCTTTAATATCAATTTTTAAATTATATAAATATTTATCATATTCATAAGATAAATATTTATTTTTAAACAATAAATTACGCGCATCTTCAAGTATTTTATTAAAAATATTAATCATTGTTATAATTAATATAAAAAAATTCTATTTATATTATTTATTATATAATTTTATAGAAGTTTCGTATAATTGCGAGCCTATATCACCTAATTCGCTTGTCATATTAAATTTTTTTGTCATTAATTTAGCAATATTAGTAATACCATACGTTGCACCATAAAAAGCTCCAGCAATAGTACCAGTTGTATCAGAATCTCCAACATGTAACATAGAATAAAAAACTAGTTTTTCCCAATTATCTTTAGCATCTAATAGAGCGTCGTATGCTATTATAACAGAATCATCACCACCTGCACCAGGATATATTCTATTTTTATTATAAGAAAACATTTCATGATAAAATTTAGATCTATAATTAGGATACATCATTAACTTTATTTCTCTAAATTTATATTTATCAAATCGAATTTGTTGATATTTTTTCCATTTATCAACAAAGATTTTTTTATCTTTAATATAATTAACATAATCATTTGGTATATTCTCTTCAACAATATTATCAATAATAGTACTTTCTAACAAAGATATTAAATCAAATATCCAATTACTAGGTTCAATATTATTAATAGCTAAAGATACAAATAAAGCACTTGTAATTGCACCCAACCAAGCAATTGCATTATTATGAGTAATTCTAGTTGATAATAATGCTAATTTAATTAATTTTTCTCTTTGATTTATATTTGGATATAGTAACCCAATGCACATTGTACGCATACATCCGCCAGTCCCTCCATCGTTTTCTTTATATGGGAACTTTAACCAGTTATCACCGTTTTTTATTTTTTTTAAACTGTTCAATGTTACATTACCAATTCCGTATTTATTTATCATATCTGTTATTTTATCAGTTGTATTAATTTCTTTTATCATATTTTTTTCTATATTTGCTAATAAATTATCACCATCGCCATTGTCATCAGATTCAATTAACGCTTTGGCAATTGAAATATGAAAAATAGTGTCATCAGAGATAGTCATATTTGGTAAAGGACAATTATAAAATCCACATGTATTTATAAAATCAAAAATAATATAATTGGAATAATTAGATCCTTCATCTATATAATTATTTCCTATAGTATTTATTGAAAACTCGTTTGAATTGTTAAATTCGTATATACCATTGTTAAAACCAATAACATCACCTAACCCAGCCAAAATCATACAAGCTTTAAATTTGTTTTTTTCCAAACTCATATTATATTAATTTAAAAAGATAAAAATATTGTTATTTATTAATGGATAATATAAATATAGAAGATATTATTAAAGATGATGTAAATTTATATGAAGTATTAAATATAAATGATGATGCAAGTGACATAGAAATTAAAAAACAATATAAAAAATTGATATTAAAATATCACCCTGACAAAAACCAGACTGATACCGATATTTATGAACTAATTACTCTTGCTTATAATATTTTAAGCAACAAAGAATTAAAAAAACTATATAATGAATTAAGATTAATAAAATGGGATTTTACAAAGTTAAAGACAGAGTCGTTAAAAACAACACCTAATTATGAAAAAAAAAATTTCAATCATTTAAATGAAGAATGCAATAAATTACATGGATATAATAGTAATGAAAAAATATTAAATATTCAAGAATTTAATAGTAAATTAGAAGAATTAATAGAAGAAAGGAAAAAAGAAATAACAAAATTAAAAAAAATTAATAAAAAAGAATTTAAAAAAGAATTTGAAAAAATTAAAAGGTCTGAAGATGTCATAAGTAATGATTTAATCCCATATAATTTAGAACTAGTTGTTTTGAACAGTATAGATAATATTTCTAAATTATATGATACAAACGAAACAGGAATAAATGATAGGTTTTTATTAAATAATTTACCAAAATACATAGAAAACAATTTATCTTATGATGAACAAATGAATAATTATAAAAACAATATCTAAAAGATACAAGAATTACTTCTTTTTAATTTTGTTACAATTTTTTTATTGGCTATAATTTTATAATGATGTTTTGTATTATTGTAACCAATATCAATTAGTATATTTTTTTCTTCGTTACATATATCAAATTTATATGCATGATTTTTATATTTATCAGGTAAAGATATTTTAATTGTATATTTATTAGTATAATTAAATTTATTTGCAATATATAAAAACATTATTTCTAAATAATATTTTAAATTTGGAATACTATTCAAATAATTTAGATCTAAATTATAAGTATTATTATAATACAAACCTATTGTTTCATTCATTTCATTATCAGGAACATAATTAATTGGATATTCATTAATAACAGCCCCATCTATAAATGTATTATTATCAATCTCAACAGGTGCAAAAATAAATGGTATATTAGATGACGCTAATATTGCTTTCCAAATAGGAATATTTTCGTTACTATTATGCGAGAATTCCCATAAAGTTTTATCCTCAACGCAAGTTGCAAATAAATTTAATTCTTTATTTTTATCATCATATAATTGCTTAAATGTATAGTCTTTATTTTCTTCGCCTAATTTATAAATAATAATTGATTGAGCTATTATTTCACGATTTTCTCCAAATGAAAAACCATAATTGTTTATAAAATTTATTATATCGTAGTTTCCTACAAATTTTAATAAATCAAAATTAATTAAAAAATCTTTAATTTCATCTATTGTATAATCTAATGCTACCATAGTACATAATATTGCACCTGCTGAAACACCATAGTAACATTTAATATTTTTTAACAAATCTTGTTCATTTAAATATTTTAAACTACCTAATAAAGATAAAATAATCACTCCACCAGAACTAATAACTAAATTTTTCATTATATATATATTTTAAATAATATATATATATATATATACTTAAATATTTTTAATAAATTTATTATTTATAAGTTGTAATACTAATATTATTAAAAATCCAATTAAAAATGCTTGAATTATATTTTTATTTTGTAATTTTTTAGAACATTTTTCTTTAATATATATTATTTCATTTGTTTTATCATCATCATTAATAAAAGTTTCAATATTTGTATTTGCATTTGCATTTGTATTTGTATTTGTATTTGTATTTGTATTTGTATTTGTATTTGTATTTGTATTTGTATTTGTATTTGTATTTGTATTTGTATTTGTATTTGTATTTGTATTTGTATTTGTATTTGCAT